AAACTTATCCTGCCGCTGTATGTGCAATGGACACCCCAAGATGATATAACCGCTTACGAGGTGGCTCAGTTAATGCCGCTTATTACAGCACAGCGTCCAATCATGCCCTCTATGCTACCTACGGATGCGCTGTTACGACACCTAAAAATTCACGACCCTAACGACAACGAGATAAGGGGCTGGGAGGCCAACATGGAGAACGAAGAGACAGAGCGTAAGAAGGACGAGGCGTTTAACAGCGTGAAACTGCAACCACAGGCCGCACAGTCCCGCTTGATTGAGCCGTTAGGGGCAGTGCTGACCTATGCGACGGATGGCTGCGGTGGCGCAAGAGGGCAGCAGGTGGGCGCAGATGGTAGGGGAGAGTATGCGGTTGTATTCATTGGAGCGCCAGAAAAGGCTGAGTCTGCTGCCCGTGATTACTATAAGAAGCTGGTAGCGAGTGGTAGCCGGATTAAGCAAGCGACCATCGTAGCCAATTACGAAGGTTACTACGGGATGCCAGTTACCATTATAGACTGCCCCTAACATCGATTAACTGGGCCAGAACGTCTGTATAAATCCTGGCCGGAAGCGGTAACTACTCAAAACAAGGAGGTACGCCATGAAAATGACAGAAGTGCGGCAACGGATGACCGAAATAATGCGGATGCAGCGTTTGAGCCCTATGACTATCAAGGCGTATCTCTCCTGGGTAGAGCAGTTCGCCGCTTTTGTCCGGCTGTTCCCTGCCGGTGCCAGCCACGAAGATAAAGTCAGCGCGTTTCTGTCAAAACTTGTCAACCGGCAGAACGTATCTGCCGCCACGCAAAAGCAGGCGCTCTGCGCCCTGGTCTACCTGTTCAAGCACGTACTGCGCGAGCCGCTGGGCGATCTATCATTCGGAAAATCCCGCCGCACTCCCCGGCTGCCCGAGGTATTCAGCCGCCAGGAAGTCTGGCGCGTGCTTGATCGTCTGGATGGCGAAGGCTGGTTGTGGGGTGCGCTGATGTACGGCTGTGGTCTAAGGCTGGAAGAAACCTGCAGCCTGCGGATCAAGGATGTCGATATTGATCGCCGACTGGTAACCGTCCGCCAAGGCAAGGGCAACAAAGACCGCGTGGTGCCGCTGCCGGAGCTGCTGGTAGAGCCCCTGCAAAAGCAGATCCGCAACCTGGAGCAACTGCACGCCGGATATGCCGCCGCACGGGTGCCGGTATCACTACCGGATAGGCTCGACAAAAAATACCCGTCCGCCCCCTACTCATGGGAATGGTTCTGGCTGTTCCCGGCCGCAGGCCCCTGCAAAGACCCCAAATGGGGCGGCCACCTGTACCACGTCCACAACACCGCAGTACAAAAACGGATACGGAGGGCTGTACTGGCCGCCCGTATCCCCAAAAAAGCCGGCTGCCATACCTTTCGGCACTCCTTCGCCACACACTGGCTGGAGAATGCTGAGGGCAACCACGAAATCGCCCTCAAGCGGTTGCAGGAACTGCTGGGCCACAAAGATGTCAAAACCACCATGATCTACCTGCACCTGCTGCCAAAGCTCGAAAACATCACCAGTCCGCTTGATGCACGGCCCGAAAGGATAGCAGCCTGATGGCCTCCACCGAAAAGCGCCTCACAAAAGCCGAGATCCGCAGAGCCCACCAGGCGGCCTGCCGTGAAGTGTCCTGCCTACGGCCGGGCCTCTGCCCCTACTGCCCACACGTAAAGGAGCACCACCAGTGACCACCGACATGCTCTACAACTTCCCCCGTGCCAAGTTCGTCGATGATAACGGCATCTGCGGTCAGGTCTTCCACCTCGAAACCGAAATCAAAGAGGCCAAGGCTGAACTGCACAACCCCGACATCATCCCCCTGGCCATGGAGATCATGGATATCTACCACAGCGCCGAAACCGCCCTGCGGATACTTGATGAAAAATACGCCGTCAACATCCGCAGCCTGATGCAACTGGTGGCCGATAAAAACGATGCACGGGGGTACTACCATGGATGATCGCCTGCGCTTCATGATGTCAGCCCTGGCCCTGGGGCTGGTGGCCACGCTGGAGGGTGAAGAGCAACCCAAAAGCGCCCGGGCCAACCGCTGCGGCGCCGCCCACGAATCTATTTTGAGGGTCTGCGGCCTCTACATCCCTGAGGGCTTAAACCACAACAGCCTGGCGCGGATCTGGGAAGTGCTTGATGGCCCGGTGCTGGATGTCATTCGCCAGCACAGCGATACACTGATCAGCGCCGTACCGGAACCGGCCCAAGGGTAAGCCATGAGCGACGACCGCTTCAAAAACCGTAAAGAGGCCCTGGCCTGGCTGCACTCCAAAAACATCCAGATCAGCCAGGGCAAGTTTTATCAAGATTGCGAGGCCGGCAAGATCACCGTGCATCCAGATAAAACCATCAGCAAATTTCAGGTGGCCGAATATGCCGATCGGCTGGTTGGTCAGTATCGCCCTGCCCCGCAGTCGCTGGATATGGACGACAAAAAGCGCCGTCTGGAGATCGAAAAGCTGGAGCAGGAAGTTGAAAAGGGCAAGCTGGCCAACCGTAAAGAGGCTGCCAATTGGCTGCAAAAAGAAGACGCCTGGGCGCAAATGGCCGCCATCATCGGCACCCTGCGCGATAGCCTGCGGCACCAGTTCCATGTGGGCAGCCCCGCCGTCATCCATGCCGCCGGTGGCGATCCGGCCCGTGGGCCTGAAGTGTACGAACAGACCGAAGAACTGATCAGCCGGGCCTTTAACGAAGTGGTCAACGCAGGGAAACTGGAAGGCGTATTTACGAAAGGGGAAGAGGAATGAACCTGACAGTAACGATATTTGGCAACAAGTTTTTAGTTGAAGGGCTTAAGTTGGCCTTCATGTCATACAACACGGCTGGCCTCTTTGTCATTGCATCACTCTTAAGCGACAGCTGGCCGGTGATTATAGCTACATCGATAATGGCTGGTTTTGCTGCGATGGTCGCAAATGATCTGGTTAAAACAGCTAAGTTCAAAAAACAATAATGCAGCCCGCCCTGATCAACCATAGCATCCCCCTGCTGGATGCCTTCCCCGCATCGCTGGCCGGCCGTGAGATCAGCTTCGATCTGCCGCGCCAGTTGCGGCTGGTGATGCGCCACCCCGAAAAGATCAAGGTATCGGAATGGGCCGCCCAGTATCGCGTGGTGTCCGATGGCGCCCACGAAGGCCCGTGGCGGCACGAGTACGCCCCCCACACCGTCAAGGTCATGGATACCTTCGGACTGCCCTGGGTGCGGGAAGTCTGGTTCTGCGGGGTGGAGCAATCCGGAAAAACCAACACCATGATCAACTGCATCGGCTGGGCTATCGATTGCGATCCCGGCGGCATCTTCTACCTAATGCCCACCGAAGATACCGCAGCCAAGGTCACCAGCGGCAAACTGCGCCCCACCCTGCAAAAATCGCCCCGGCTGGCCCGCTATCTGTCCGCCAAAGAAGCCGACACCACCCTGGCCCGCATCAACCTCACCCACGGGGTCACCATCTGGCCTGCCCACGCCAACAGCGCCAGCTCCATGGCCACCTGGACAGCCAAGCACTGCTTTGGTGATGAGGTAGATAAATACCCGGCCCAGGTGGGCAAAGAAGCCGACCCGATCACCCTGATCAAAAAGCGGAACCGCAACTACAAGGGCCGCTACAAGCGCTTTTTCTCCAGCACCCCGGCCGGCATGTTTATCTACCAGGGCATGCTCAACTGCCACCAGGTCTGGGAGTACCGGGTCAAATGCCCCCATTGTGATGAATACCTCAAGATGGATGCCGAGCACCTGGTGCTGGCCAGCGATGCCACCCCCGAAGAGATCGAGCGCAACGGCTGCCAGTACGCCTGCAACGAGTGCGGCAGCCTGTGGGACGACACCGCCAGGGAGCACGCCATCACCATGGGGCACTGGTACTGCGTACAGGGTGCCGATGTGGCCCGGCCCCACAAGGTGGGATTCCACCACCGCGCATGGGAATGCCTCGACATCACCCTGGCCGAGATCGGCGCGGCCTGGCTGCGGGCCAAACAGGGCGACCACGCCGCAAAGGTGGCCTGGGCCAACGGATACGAGGCCATCGACTACACCGAAGAGACCAAAGACCGCCAGGAAGATGCCATCCTCGCCCTGCGGGATGATCGCCCCCGCGATGTGGTGCCGCGTGGCGCACAGATCCTCACCATGCAGGTTGATACCCAGGCCCGTGGATTCTGGTATGTGGTCCGTGCCTGGGGGTGGGGCTCCAGCCTGCCCAGCTGGAAGGTGCGCTCCGGCTACCTGGAGAGCTTCGCCGATGTCCTGGCCGTGGCCGGTGCCGATTATCACGATGCCGATGGCAAGCTCTACCGCGTGGCCGCCGGCATCATCGACTCCGGCGGTGGCAGCGGGCCGGTGCCGCAGCACTCCCGCACCGCCGAGGTATATGAGTTCTGCCGGGCAAACCCGCTCTTCCGCCCGGTCAAGGGCCGCCGTGGCGGAGATCCCTGGAGCGTCAAGCGGCTCGACTTCTTCCCCAGCCGTGATGGCAAAAAGCGGCCGATCCCCGGCGGGCTTAACCTCTACACCATCGACGTCACCCTGTGGAAAGACACCCTGGCCAGCAAACTGGCCATCGCGCCAGACGATCCCGGCGCCTTCCTGCTGGATGCCGACACCGGCGATGATTACGCCCGCCAGATGTGCGTGGAATATAAAGACGGCCACCACTGGGAATGCCCACGGGGCAAGGACAACCATTATTGGGATACAGAAGTTTATGGCCTGGCACTGGCGGATATGCTGCAGCTGCGGCTGAGGAAACGCCCACCGGATGAACCGGCCCAGGCAGCCAAACCGGCCCCGAAAAAACAAAGCAGCTTCGTGAAAGGGTGGAAGATATGACAAAGGGGGGATTCGTGAAAAAGTACCTGAGAATCGACGAAGTGGCGCAGATGTTTGATGTAACCCCCCGCACCGTCCGCAACTGGTGGATCAGCGGACAAACCTGCCTGCAGGCATGGCACCCTGGAGGGGCCATCGGTGGCAAGGGCCTGCGCTTTACGGCCGAGAGCGTGCAGGAGTTTGAACAGCGGGGCAAACGTGAACCACAAGATGCAGATGAAAATTGTTAGCCCACCCCCAACATTTTGTGAAAATGGTGGAAAAAGGGTGTAAATGCCGTAAATACAATTCGCCATATCGGTGCCACCATAGGCACCATGTCAACCATCCCCACCACAGAACCCGCCAGCGTCACCGCAGGCGATACCATTCAATGGATCAAAGCCCTGCCGGACTATCCGGCATCAGCTGGCTGGGTTCTGTCGTATGCCTTCACCGGCCCCGGCAACATCAGCATCACCTCTACCGCCTCCGGCGATGATCACGCCGTCACCGTAACCGCTGCCAACTCCGCCGACTGGGTATCCGGCAGCTACATCGGCCAGGCCTATGTCACCAAGGCCGCCACATCCGAGCGCTACACCGTGGCCACAGGCCTGCAGCTTACCGTGGCCGCCAACCTGGCCACCGCCTCCGGCCTCTCCTGGGCCCGCCGTTGCCTGGCCGCCATTCAGGCCGTGCTGGAAGGCAAGGCCGGCAGCGATCTGCTTTCCACCCGCATCAACGACAAAGAGCTGCGCAAGTACACCCCTGCGGAGCTGATCCCCCTTTACCGATTTTTTGAGCAGGAAGTTGCCCGCGAAGATCAGGCCGCCAAGGTGGCCGCCGGTCTTTCCAGTGGTAACCGCGTGCTGGTGAGGTTCTGACATGGGCATAATCTCCTGGCTGTCCGAAAAATTTGGCACAAAAACGGCCCTGCCAGCCCCGGCCCGCCGCTCGTTCAGCGCTGCCCAGGTGTCACGCCTCACCGCCAGCTGGACCACCGCCAACAAGTCTGCCGATGCCGATCTGCGCGGTGGCCTTGCCGTGCTGCGTGCCCGCTCCCGCGATCTGGAGCGTAACAACGACTATGCCCGCCGTTTTCTGGATATGTGCGTCGATGGCATCGTGGGCGATAAAGGCATCCGCCTGCAAAACAAGGCCGCCAACACCAACGGCACCCTGGACAAGGCCGCCAACGATAAGGTGGAGGCTGGCTGGGCCGATTGGGGCCGCCTTGGTGTATGCGAAGTCAGCGGCATGTTCGACTGGGTGATGGTGCAGGCCCTGGCCGTGCGTACCTGGAAGCGTGATGGCGAGTGCCTGGTGCGTCTGCGCAAAGATGCCCGCAACCGCTACCGCTTCGCCCTGCAGTTCCTCGATATTGATCAACTGGATGAGCGCTACAACGACCACCTGCAAAACGGAAACCAGATCCGCATGGGGGTCGAGGTCGATGGCGATTCCCGGCCGGTGGCCTATCACCTGCTGAAATACCACCCCAGCGACATCATGGCCGCCACCAGCCAGGAGCGTGTGCGGGTGACTGCCGATCAGATCATCCACCTGTTTAATGCCGAGCGCCCCGGACAGACTCGCGGCATCCCCCGCATGGCATCCGGCATGACCAGCATCAACAATATCGGCGGATATGTCGAGGCGGCCATCATCAACGCTCGCACCGGCGCCAGCAAGATGGGCTTTTACATCAAAAACAGGGACGCCGCACCATTTGAATCCGATGAAAAGGATGATCGCGGCAACTTCATCACCGATGCCGACCCCGGATCGTTCGACATCGTTCCGGATGGTTACGATATCAAAACCTTCGACCCGGCCTACCCCTCCAACGAGTTCGACGACTTCATGAAGCGCAACCTCAAAGGCGTGTCTGCCGGCTGGGGTGTCAGCTACCACCGCCTGGCCAACGACCACACCGACGCCAGCTGGTCAAGCGTGCGCCAGGCTGCCGGTGATGAGCGCGACGGCTGGAAGTTCGACCAGCAGGTATTCATCGCCCGCTTTGTGCGGCCGGTCTTCGAGGCCTGGCTTTCTATGGCCCTGCTCACCCAGGCCGTGCGCCTGCCGGTGGACAAGTTCGACAAGCTCAACTCCCCCCGCTGGCAGCCCCGCCGCTGGACGTGGGTCGATCCGGCCAAAGAAGAGCAGGCCCGCACCGAGGCCTACCAGCAGCGCCGCACCAGCCTCACCAAACTGCTGGCCGAGCAGGGCGAAGATATCGAAGAGGTGTTCGACGAAATAGCAGCCGAGCAACAACTGGCAGCAGCCAAGGGCATCACCCTGCCCCCGCTGGCCGCTCCAGTCAAGGAGGTGACCAGCAATGGCACAGAAGACAATCAGCCTTAAACCGCAGTTCCGGTCGATTCAACTCGACCGCGCTGCCGTTGATCCTGAAACCCGCACCGTCCCGCTTTCATTCAGCAGCGAGACACCCTACGAGCGCTGGTGGGGGGTTGAAACCCTCGACCACTCACCGGGTGCGCTGCGCCTTGATCGGCTGAAAAGCGGTGGCCCCCTGCTGGTTGATCATGATCATACGCAGCAGATCGGCGTGATTGAGGAAGTAGCCATTGGCACCGACCGCATGGGCCGGGCCGTGGTCCGCTTCGGTAAATCTCCCCGAGCCGAGCAGGAATACCAGGATGTGCTGGATGGCATCCGCCAAAACGTGTCGGTGGGCTACCAGATCCACCGCATGGTGCTGGAAGAAGAGAAAGAGGGCAAAGAGCACTACCGCATCCTCGACTGGGAGCCGCTGGAGATCAGCATCGTATCCATCCCGGCCGATGTCACCGTAGGCGTGGGCCGCAGCGAATCAGGCGAGGCTCACGAGGTGCTGGTGGAAACACCAGAAGCGGCAGCATCCGCGCCAGCAACCGAAACCGAAGAGAATCACGACAATACCCAAACCACTGAACAGGAGATCAAAGCCATGCCGGAAATCGAAATTAACAAAGCCCGTGAAGAAGCCCGCCAGCAGGAACTGGACCGCGTCCGTCAGATCAGCGCCATCGGTGAACAGCACCAGATGCGTGACCTGGCCCAAGAGCACCTCACCAAGGGCAGCAGCGTCGATGAAATGCGTGCCGCTGTGCTGGAGAAGCTGGGCAAGATCGACAAGGTAACCACCTCCGCCGAAATCGGCCTCACCGCAAAAGAGGCCCGCCAGTTCTCCATGCTGCGGGTGATCAACGCCCTGGCCAACCCCGGCGACCGCAAGCTGGCCGAAGCCGCCGCATTCGAGTTCGAGTGCTCCCGCGCCGTGGCCGATGTACTGCGCCGCAGCCCGCAAGGGT